TTATGAGGACATTACCGCTGATGAATATAAAAAGCTATTAGCAGAAATGCCTAAAGGTGTAGATTGGATTGATCTTGAACAGTTTGAACAAGAGGATAACACAACAGGCAGTCAAGAGTTAGCCTGTGCGGGTGGTGCATGTGAAATAGTGTAGCGTATTTGTTTCTTATAGTTTACAATGTATACTGTAGTATACAAAAGCCCCCTAGGGAAACCTAAGGGGCTTTTTTGTTTTATTACTGTCTAAAGTGGTTACGGATTTCAGCTTGTTCCTCGTCAGACAAAGCATCTATTGTATCACTAACAATAAATGCCGCAAACTTTTCCATGGCCTCAGGGGATTTAAAAGTCATCTTTTCAAAAGCAAGTAACTTATTAACAGCTTTAGGATTAGAGGCGGCTTTTGCCAAAAATATAGGCACAGTTAAGATTACAGTCGGGGCTATACCCGCACCGAACATGGCTCCTGTTGTACCTCCAACGGCCCCACCTATACCCGCACCAACTGCATAAGGTATTCCTTGGATAGCGGAGAACTCTTTTCCTCTTAGGAATAAAGTACCGAAGTTTCCCTCTGGTTTTTTACTGGCTTCAGAGAACAAATTGAACAGTTGTTTAACTCTTCCGTAATCCTCACCCATAATAACTTTTAATCTTTTGTCTGCGTCTGGCTTACTGAACTGAGAAGCTAGTTTACGGTAATCAGAAACATCAAAAGCAGGAGAAGATGCCTCAGGAATTAAATCCCGTAAGAAAGACTGTCTAATAACTTGTTTTGCTTCCTTAGCTGTACCATAGGCTATTTCTGAGGGCAACCCTTCTCTTTTACCTATCTGTTTATAAGCTTCATCTAAACTGCTCATAAAGCCTTGAATTTTGTTACTATTAGTTTGTTTAGTCAGCAGCTTGCCTAAAGCTTCATAGTCCCCTATTTCTGCCCTCATTACTGTATTTTTATTTAATACAGGAAGTAAACCAGAAAGTCCTTCTTTATAGGTATTCTTTAGTAACGCATATTCCGTTGCTATTTTAGGGTCAGCCTGTTTTAAAGTGTTGATAAAAGATTCTTTTAAAGCTCCCTGCAATTGTGCAAGCTCTCTATCAGCCACTGTATTATAGTTAGCTGTTCCTTTAGTTCCAAACTTACGCATTTGTCCTGACAGCATTTTATCAACCTGAAGTAAAGCCTGTGCTGACATGTTTCCGTATTCTAAAGTTCCTGATAGCTGTTCTTTAATAAATTGCGTAGTGGCAGGGTCGAGAAGTATTTCATCTTTAGTCACTAGTTTTCCGGCAACTACATCTGAAGTTTTTATAGTGTTTTCTTTTAAAAACAATTCTAGTTTCTTTTTAATACCACCAGTATTTACGGTATTGTTTACAATTCTTGAGCTTATAGATGTTAAACCTTCACCATAGGAATCGCTAAGTGCTAAACGACCCGCAGATATGATGTCAAACATTGCTTCCCCTAACTCAGCAGGAGACGCGCCAGTTCTTAAGTCAACAGCATTAGCTATGTCATTCAAAGCTGACTGCGCGGCTTGGTTTACTTTAGCCGCATTACCTGTCGCTTCCCTACCTGAAAGAAGACCCGCTGATCCAAGTTTTTCAGCAAAAACAGCAAGGCTAGATGCTTGTCCTGTCTGATACCGTGTTAAACTGGCTCCTCCTTCCTCTAAAATCTTTTGTGTAGCTTTTAGGGATTCATTTGAACCTGTCTCCGTGCCTTCCTTCATTATTTGTTGAGCTACTTCCTGTGGTGTATAACCCAAGGCGGCTTTGGCTGACAGATACGCAGGTTTTAAAACCTTACCTAAACCTAGAGTTGCTACGTCAAAACCTGCTGATATTAAAGATTCCTTAACAGCAGATTGGAAGTCGAGTTCTTTACCTTCCAAAACATCAGACGTTAAAGACCCTGCCCCTGACCCTACTGAACCACCTATGATACCTCCCGCTATCATCCCTACTGGGCCTAAAGGGACTCCTGCTGCGGCTCCTGCAATACTGCCTCCAAGACCCATAGGTATTTCCATGTTTCCTTTAAGAAAATTACCTGCGTCTTGATACCAAGGCGAGTCTTCTTTTTCTACGGGAGTTGGTTTCGGTGCAAAGTCTTCAAGAGTAGCCAAGCCGTTAGCAATTGCTTTGTCCTGTATTACTTCTTTACTGGTTCCCACAGGTATGTCATAAATAGTCTCACCGTTGGGAAGCTCAACATCAAAAACTTCACTCATTATAGGTTGCTCCATTGTACTCTTGTTTTTTCAGGCTTAGTATCTTCAGGATACATTTGCTTAATTAGAGTATTAAACTCTTCAGAAGTCTTTGTCTTTTGATATAAACGAGCTTTAAAAAGGTTATCATCAACTGCCTTTTTAAGCTGTCTCAAGATTCCTTCGTTTGCTAGGTTTCCTTTTGACATTCCCGCATATATTGCTTTAAGACGCTCTGCTTCCTGATTAGAGATAAGACCACCAAACAAAGGCTTTAAAGATGACATCATGTTTAAACCAAGTATAATTTCTAACTGACCTTTATCTGCACTCTTGACACCAAAAAAGCCTTCTAAACCAGTAGCCGCTATGTTTATTGGCCCACCTGTTTCTATAGAACTTAACAATTTCTCAGCTTCGTCTAGGTCAACCTTAGAAGCACTCAAAGTAGGTATAGAGTCTTGTGCCGCTATTTTAAGGTTCCCAAAAGCCGTTTCTTTTGTTTCTGCACCTTTTTGATCAACTCTTCTGGATGTCTCGTCTTCAGGGGTTAAAGAAAACTCACCCCCTGTTACTCTTGTTTTACCAATAGGGTTAGCAGGGCCATCTCCAATAGGAGAGTATTGATTTTCAAGCCCCTTTCCGTCTTTACTAAAAGCAGGAGTCATTGTGAACTGATTCCCTTTTTCGTCCTCAACAGTAAAGGTAGTTCCTTTAAGAAAACCACCACTCTTAGGATCATCTAAAAAATCTTTAAAGTTAGAAACGTTTAGTTGTCCAGACTCCGCAAGCTGTATTAAAGCAGGTTGAGACGGAAACTTATTTCTAATGTATTCAGAAAAAGAAATTTTATCAGCTATTTCTTTATCCTCAAGCTCTTGTTTATCAGCTATTTCTTTATCCCCAAGCTCTTGTTTAAGCTTCATAGCTTGAATCTTAGCAGCAGTTTTAGCAGCCCCTGCCATATCACCACGTATCTGCTGTATTTTAGCTAGTGTAGTCAAACCTTCAATACTGTTTAAATCTAACTTAGCTTCAGCAGCAGCCAATCTTTCTTGATCTGAAGGTTCGCCACCACGCACAGCTCTACCTAAGCCTTCGCTTACACGCCTATTTTGCTGTGCGCCAAAGTCTCCCCGAAAGTTAGGAGACCCTGCTACAGGCTGTTGCATTACAGGTTGTTGTCCGCTACTGACACCAGTTAGCATACGCATTAAATCTTGATTAGCCATTATTAATTACCTTTTAAGTCTTTTGTTGTTTTTATTAGTCAAATAAACCACCTAGCCATCCACCTAGTTGACCAAACAAACCGCTATCACCACCTGAACCGCCTAAAGTAATACCAAGTTCAGCAGCTTTTAATTGGTCTTGGAAAGAAGGTGTTTGACCAAACAAGCTACCCAACAAAGATGACTGCTGTCCTAGTCTTAACTGATTAGCCATGTCTTCTGCTTGCATACGTCCTTCTAGTCCAGACTGTTGTAGCTGAGAACCTAGCTCTGTACCAGTTCTACGTCCAATATCTGCAAATCCTGCAGGTACTGAACTTCCTTGCAACATAGCTAATGCTTGTTGTTGTGGAGAATAACCTGCCTCCAGTAACCCCTGTCCTCCGGCTAAAGCTTGCTGTTGTTCCGATAGAGCTTGTTGTCTAGCACCAATGTTAGCGCGACCCATTGCTTCCTGACGAGCAGTTTCCTGTGCTAATAGTTCAGGAGAAGCACCGCCATAAGCATTAGACTGCATACCTAAACGTCCCTGAGAAAGCATACGTTCTTCGGTAGCTAAACGCTGACGTTCTTCTTCAGGCCGCTGAGTAGCCCTTAATTGCTCGTAGATAGCTGATTGCTGTGCCGCAGGGTCTTGGCCCACTTGTCCAAATAAACCTGCTGCTTGGCCCATTAGCTGTTGTTGTAGAGCCTGTTGCTCAGGAGAAAGGTTAATACCATAACCACCCTCAGCTGTTGTGCCTACATTAGCTAAACCGCTAGTTACAGTATAAGGTTTAAACTCAGAACCTGTTTGAGCTTTATCTGCTAATAAACCAAACTGGTCTTGTCTTTCACGACCATACTGTTGTAGTTGATCTATGTTTTTTTGTCCAAGGACGTATTCACCACCTGTCTTAAACAAGTCGTTATAACCACCCCCTAGTAATTTATCAAAAAAGCCCGCCATTAGTAAGTTCCTCCAGTAATTGTATTAGCCGTTAATGTGCCTGTAACAGTTACTGTAGGGGCTGTGACTGTTCCTGTAAATGTTGGTTCAGCTGTGTTGGCTTTAGTAGCACTAGCTATGGCAATGTTATTAAATTCTGTGTCAATTTCAGCACCTTTAACAATCTTGTTCGCATTACCCGAACTGAGAGAGTCTTTAGTCGCAAAGTTAGTAGTCTTTGTATAGTTGGACATTAAATGAGTCTCCCTAGTAGAGCGTGTATGTCAATTTTTTGAATAGAAAAGGCTGAACCATTAAGTTCAGATTCAATACCAATAGTCACTACTTCACCGCTACCACTAGTGTTGACTTTTGGTGTGTTAATTACAGCAGAGGCTGTATATTCTGCGGTTGTATTGTATTCTGAAATACCGTATTCCCCTGCATTACTTGTGCCTGTTAAACTAAACACTTGTTTAGTATAGTTAGTACTATAGTCATAACCCCAACTTAAAGTAGAGTTAGTATTCTGACCACCAATAACAGTAATGTTAAACTTCTTTAAAAACTTTAAGTTAGAAGAGTTACCAAAGTCCATTGGATTACTAAAGTAACGCATCTGATACTTATTTGTTCCGTCTAAATAACCATTATACTTGACTATCCCTGAAACAAGACCAAAGTATATTGAACCATCCTCAAGCACTTCCATAGACAAAGGCAAAAGACTAGACCACGTTGTTACTCGTTGTGACCCATCTTCCAAAGGAGACCGCATGTCAAAACAAAACACTAAGTTACTATCCGGTAGTGTTAAAAGATACATTGCTTCATCTGCGCTGTATATAGACTTAATAGCATTGTTTTGTAAAGGCACTAAATGCATTAAATCAGTACGAACATTTTTACTAATGTCACGCATGGGCATAGACTTTTCTTGTATAGTCCTACCAAAGCTACGCACACCTGAGTCAGATAAGAATAAAATATCAGTTCCTGTGTGCTGTACTGAGTCACGGGCTATACAGCCCACACCTTCTATTGTATCAGCTAGGGTCATGGAAGCAGGGGAAGAAGCACCTGAATACACAAGTATAGACTTCTTGCCAAAGATTACTAAGAAGTTGTTGTGGGCCGCCAGTGCAACTACTTCATCGTGACCAGTAGGCCAAACAGTTGTTAGATTAAGACTTCCTGAAGCACCACCTGTCCAAGCATGACCATTGAGTGTATCACTAAAGAAGACTGTATGCTTGTCTCCTGCAATGTCCGCTACCCATACCTTACCAAAAGCAGCTAAAGCTTCATTAGCTAGAGGCATTGTACCTGTGGCATGTGAATGAGAAGTAATAGCTGCAAGAACAAAAGAACCGCTTTCGTCTGTAGCTATTAACGGAACATGTCCTAACTGTACCATATACAAGTGATTGTTAAAGGTGACACACTTCCAGTTATTAGCTGACGGGGAATACCCGCTAGGTGTAATATCAACAAGAGTAGTAGTGCCTTTAAATATCTTATTGTTACCTGCGGATATGACAACCTTAGTTCCGCTAGTGTCCACAAACTCAAAGACTGTCTCAATGCCGCGACTGCTCCCTAACACCGAAGAGCCATTACCTGAGACAGCTACGTATCCCTTACGCGCACCTATGCGTCCTAGCTTATCAATAACACAGTTATCAGCAACAGAAGCAAACGAAGGATCAACACCAACAGGAGAGTCCTGTGTGTTAAGACCAAAGAAAGCAGGTGCTGCTACTGTAATGTTTTGTAATTGTTGTGCCATTTAAGAGTACCAGATAGTTTCTTCAGGGTGTTGTGCTGCATCAAAAGCAATAGCATCAGAAAGTGTTCTATCAGCTAAACCAAACAATTCTGCTGCGCTAGTACCACCTGTTTCACCACGCTCCCTTGCAGCCAAAGCAGTTGCTATTTGAACCACAGGAGAAGAAGGAATGCTTAACACATCTGTGTCTGCTGTAAAATCATGTGTACGTAATACTACGTTAAATCTTACTTGGTATGCTTTATCAGGTTTAGGATATAAATCTACACCATTGTCGCCATTAGCGTCTACACCGTTAAAGCTATAAAACTGAGGTGTTCCTGTAGGAGCGTCATCAATTAAAAAAGCATTATTCATCCAATGAGAAGTTTTATAATGCATAAAAAAATTAGAAGTATCGTTAATGACATCAAGAATCTTCATTTTGTTCTGAGAGTTAGTAAGTGTATAATTAAAAGTTGAGGCAGAAGTAGAAACAGTCAACGTAGTCCGCAAAGCAGTCCAATCATAAGAGTCTTCTACTGTACGTTTAGCATCATTAACAAACTCCCCTATAAGCTTTGAGTAATTATTTTGAGAAACACTTGAGACTTCATCTTCTCTAATTCTACGCAGTACGCTGTTTACAAGTTGTAAGTATGTCATTAGTAAGGGAACCTTCTTGTTGGTTTAGCATCTGTTAGCATACCTTGTCGTCTAGGAGGAGCTTCCAGTGGTTGTCTTTGTTGATTTAAAAATTGTTGTAATATGTCAGTCCTAGCTAATGGAGCAGGAGCTAGCTTTTGTGGCACATAAGGATTAAAAGATAAGAGTCCTTGAGTAGAGCCTACCTTTGTCTTTAAAGTAAGCATGTCTTTGAATAAAGAGTCTGTGGTTCTTGTAGCACCACCTCCCATACCAGAACCTGAGCCTGATCCAGCACCATCTCCAGTGCCGTCACCATCTCCAGTGCCGTCACCATCTCCAGTGCCATCACCATCTCCAGTGTCTCCAGTGTCACCAGTGTCACCAGTGTCTCCAGTGTCACCAGTGTCACCAGTGTCTCCAGTGTCTCCAGTGTCTCCAGTGTCTCCAGTGTCTC